CCTCCTAAAATAATTATTTACGATACTTTTCAATAAGTAAAGCGAAAGAAGATTTTTCAGGTTCTGGTAGGGGCACTTTCTTAGTGGATTCCTCACTGCCAGTCATTTGCTTATTAGCAAATACAATTGCTAATTTACCTTCTAATTCGTCGTAAGAGAAGTCATTAATCTTGTTCTTAATTTCATTAATTTCTTCTTCTTCTAAAACTTTTTCATATTTTTCAATTAAAGTATTTTTCTTATCTACTTCAATTTGCGCTTCAACCGCTTGATAATTCGCAACCGCGGTTTTTAGCTTCTCATTTTCTGTCTTTAATTCTTCAATAGTAGCATTAAATTCAGAAATGTTATTTGTTGCCTCATCAAATTTAGTCTGTAATTCATTGAAAGAAGCTTGTAGAGTGTCATATGCCTGTTGAAGTTTTTCAAATTCTGTTGGTTCAGCGGGTTCTTCCGCGGCAACAGGTTCTTCTACAACTGGTTCTTCTACCACTGGTTCTTCAATCGTGGTATTTTCAAATTCAGTTGGCTCTTCGGCAGGATTTACAACTGGTTCTTCAACTTCTTTATTCATATTCTCATCCATTGGTTGTTCTCCTCCCTTTGTAGTATTTTGAGTCTCTTCAAACTTTTCTTTTAACCCCAACAAAAGTGAAGAGAACTTCTCATATTGTGATTTATATGTATCATCATTTTTAGAAAAGAAAGATGATACTGAAAAGCAAGGTTCATGTGCCCCAATTACACAAAAACCAAGCATATTTCCTTTTGTGTAAACAAAGTATGGTTCTCCATCAAATTCAGTCCAATCGCCATCTATTGTTTCCGGATCTAATTCCATACTTTGATGCTGGCCTTTAATTTTGCGTGCCTCTTCGTAATAATCAGTAAATAAAATTACTGAAAAAGTTGCATATTCACGCGTAACGCCATCTGTGTCTTCAAATGGTGTCCAGCCATCAAAGCTCTCTACATAACCATAACCATTCGCAAGTTTAGGCCCTGTATGAGAAGCCCATTCTTGGCCTTCTGGGTCAAAGAAGCCAACTACTGGGCAATTGCCGCGGGTCGCGGATTTAATTAAAAAATCGGCATATTCATCTGTAATATATGAACCATTACGATTTTTATATTTTGTAAAAACGCCCACATGTAAGCGGCAAGCATTTAAATCCTCACTAGATACTTCTTGGGTTGGAGAATCAATAATGATAGTATCAAAATAAATTGGTATCTCTCTATCCATAAGTCATTCTCCTTAACCCGCGGCCGCAATGTTGGCCTAGGTCTTTTCAGATTTTTCTTCATCGGGAAGCGGTGGCCGGCCTCCCTTATTTTCTATGTTGCCACCCGATGAATTATTACTAGTTTTTTGTGCAGTTTGTGAAGTTTTTCCTTCATTTGCTACTACATTACCAGAAGTAGTATAAGAAGATTGTAATGGAATCATCTTCTCTGACATCTTTAAGAAATCGTTTTCAAAATTCATTAGACTTAATTGACTCATTTGCTTGATGCCCATTACTACGCCAGCGAACATTTTAGAATAGCCATATTGCGCACCACGGAAATAAGCAGTCTGTAAATCGTCACGGTTGAAAACGGTGGTGGGAATTATTTCAAAATCAAATGTAAGTCCAGTGCGCGAAAACTTATCATTAATATGGTATTTAATCCAAGTCTCATACATATTTAAATATGCAATCATTAGCGCTTCATCTTTCTTAATTGCGTAAGCAAGAGAAGAACTGCCATCAGGATTAAATAAGATATTGCCGCGGCCAAGAGCATCCCAAACATTTTTACGATATTTTTCTATTCTATCCGCGGATTGAGATGCGGCGCTAGATTCTTGTAGGCTCTCTAAATCTGTATCGCCAAATGTAGTTAGTACATCAACTGTGTCAATGTCTTTAAGCATTTCAGCCACAGATTCGTGAATGTCCGCAACTTCATCTAATTGGAAAACTAGTTCACCATCTTTATCTAATGGCATTTTTTGAATTAATAATTTATATAATTCATTTTCATCGCGCTTTTCTTCGCGGCCGATAGCGTCATCAAGCTTTTTTAATTGCGGTATACTAGCAATTAAAAGTGGAGTCTAATCGTGTTGGAAAAAGAAACAAACTCCACCCGCACCAGCTGGCAATAATACCCACGGGTCCGTGCGCTTACCGCCGCGAATCCACTCCGCCCATGCTTTTTGAATTACTTCTGGGAAAGAAGCTACCGCCTCTTTCTATAATTCTTTATCATGAATAGATTCAAAATACATTATATTAAACTCTATCATATTAAGATTATTAAAATCCTTAAAGCGTGAGCGACAAAACTCTATTGGTAAATCTTGAATTACTGGCCTATTACCATCCATTCGTAATATACCAAAATAAATACCATTTTTAATCCATTCCGCAGTTATATTCGCAAAAGTATTGGGGACATCTAATTTGTCAATAAAATCACAAGCATTATAAAATGCTTTGGTGATTTGTGTCTTTGAACCCTTGCCCTCTTCAAAGTTAGGAATTACCACAGTATCGTATAATGGTAAGTGCGCGAGAAAATCTATATTATTTCTATACTCACTATTCGTGCGATAAAAATATCGCGATAGCTCACGCAGCGCCACTATATCACCAGAGCGAATGATTTCCTATATTTCTTCTAGCGTAAAATCAGAACGCACCGGGTCAGAAATCTGCCATCCGTATCTATTTTTATAAACCCGCGAAGAAATGGGTGCTCGGGCAATAGGTTTAATCCGTTTCTTAAAAGATGTAAAATCACGTTGTTCTGCCAATTAAATCACCCCCTTCTTCTTGGAGTAAAGTGAATTGAAGATCTAAAATCTCGTTTCTTATTTCTTTTATTGGCTTTATCTTCGTAATATTTAATTCTATATAAAGCGTATTCTAATGCAGAGAAACGGTCTTTTTCAATTGAATTAGAAATACGTTCTACTTTAAATTGATTTTGCACGCCAGTCGGTTTTAGCCGCAAATTATTTAATTCATCCATAAGCCGCGACGTCATTTCATATGGTAATAAAAATGCGCGTCTATTATATAAGTCCATCTTTTTCCCTTTCTTTGTAAGCATTAACTTATCCTTAACAATGCGCTCATGCGCTAAGAAATTAACAGAGCCGTTATTAATTTGAGAAAAGAAATTAGAATGAATAACGTCATCATTAGACGAACCAGCTTTAATGTCATATATAATTGCATTATATTCTGGACGTGGCGCTTCTTCTTCATGTTTTAACTCTGGGGGTAGATGATATTCATTATTAAAGGTGAAGTACGCGGGGAAAGACTCACCTGTTTTCGCATCAAAAGATGGCAATACCATCGCGTCTAATAAGCCAATACCCGGGCCATTACCGTCAATAACAATTTCGCGTGGGTTATAAAGCTAAATTAATTTTTTTAACCGCGGCGCCTATTCTGTGATATAATTTGCGCCATGTATTACCTCTGTGTATACGATATTCTTTCTAAATCCATTTACATTTGGTAATACTTTCGCAACCATAACCGCAGTATTCGCTGAATATCTTGCGACATCAACCCCTATCAAATAAAATGTTTTAGGATTAGCGGGGTTCTCTTGCGCTTTACGCTCACATTTTAATAAAGTTCTTTTTTTATTTAGTCTAGAACTATTTAGCCAGGCTTCTTTATTATTACCTGTCCATATGCTTAAATTTTCACGCGCGAATGATTCTTCACTTACTGTATTAGAATAACGCTGGTCTAGTATTGTGGCTTTATCTACAAGACCATAATGTAATGGTACTTCATAAGAAAGACCCCAGCAAAAATATTCGTTTGGCCGCAGTACCATATTAACCGCGATTTCTATAACTTTAGAGTACATAAAAACGGTACGTTCCGCCGCGGTCGTAATAAATGTTTGTGGAGAAGAAGGTTCTTCTGGATTAATGGTACCATCAACTTCACGACGCTTAATATTCATTTGTGGCAATAGAACTTCGGTATATGGCACTTCATCAATTAGCGCGGCTTCCTCTAATATCGCCGCCGTAGCACGAAGACCACGAGAGGTATCTTTTGCGACAACAGTAATCATGCTACCATTTTTAAATCGCAGTTCGTAATAGTTATTACTAGATTTGATACCGGTTTTACCGTCTTCGCCGCGTGTCGCAAGCTCTTTCTCTAATAGCGGCCAATGGCGGAAGATTTCTTCAAACTTGGCTTCGGCAATTTTAACAACCGTGCCCTTAACATCTGATGCAATCATGATGTTGGAGCGTGGCAATAAAACTGCGCGCACAATACTACTTAAATAGGCAGTAAATGATTTTGAAGTCGCGCGGGTAGCGGTCCAACTATGGTATCTAAAACGCATACTCGCGCGAAGAGCAATGCGTTGAAAAGGCATTAAATGGAAATTCTTCGCATCCTCTGAGTCCTAAATTGTATCTAAATATAAGTCCGGATATAATATCCAAAGATTTAAATATGCGGTGAATAATTCTTGATTTGCGTCTAAAAATTCCTTAGTAAGTACGACCCCTTTCTCAATGGGTATGCCATCGCGCAATATTAAATCCGCCATTATTACCCCTCCCCATTGAGGTCGCCCGCGAATTCATCTTCTCCTTCATATTCAATATCTGCATTTTCATCAAACTCAACCGCTTCATTTTCAATTTCTTCAAGGCGTTCCGTCATATTATAGCGTTCGCGCGCGTCTTCAACTTGCTCCGCGAAGTTTCCTTCATTGACTACAAGACGCTTGATATAATTCTGAATATTTTGCATCATAAAGTCAATGGAGTCGCGTGGCTCAACATGCCATTTAGGATGCCAGCCTTTTTTGCCGTAATAGACCATTAGTTCTCCAACGGATTCAAAGTCTGCCGCGGATTTTGCGTTATTGGCTTCAAACTTCGCAATCTTAATAATGTTGTCGCGGGCGTCCATATCCTTTTTAATATCCGCCCCGTTGCGCAGCCCTTTCTTAATCCTTAACTCAATTTCGCAAAGATCGCGGGCGTAGTGTTGGAGAATTGGTGTTGAAACATTTTGAGAAGCAACGATATTGTTATAAAACTCATCAAGGAAAAGTAACTCATCTTTTGTATATGTGGCTGACCATTCTTTTTTTAATCTCTTCAATTTTGCCTCATTAATAACTTCTATTTCGTCATTAATGGTGCCTTCGGCGCGCGCAATGCGCCATCTTTCATTTTCATCCATCCACTATAAACCATCGTAATGGTCGTCTAGAAGTAGGTTGAAGTAGGCCGTTAATGTATGCTCCCCATTCACCTTATAAAGTTGCGTCCATTTGTTGAGGTCAAAGGGGACATCTAGGTAGCGGCATAATCTATCAACTTCTCCCAAGTTATCTTGCGGTACCATCTTTTCCAAGCATGGGGTGCATATTATAGAGCGATGTGCAGGAAAGTATGGTGATGGAGTGTAGCAGAAGAAGTTTTCTGGCCGCTCCTACTTACACTTGATGCATTTGCGCTTCTTTAGTTCGTCTGTCATTTACACCCTAACCTCCTCGCTCAATGCGTTTTCTTTTTTCGCACTCTTTACAGGTCCCAGAAAATCCATCCTTGCGGCTGCGGTTGCGCACGAAGAATAATGGATCGACGGGTAAGTAGCGACCGCAATGCTTACATAGTTTAGTTTTTTCGCGCGGCGTATCTAATAATAGATGGTACTTGCGCGCGGCCTCTGCGATACGCTCGGGTATTTCGCGCGAGAGTATAGTACATAAATGATTTTCATTATATTTAATGCCAAACTTCAATTGAAGTTCATTTATGATGTCGGAGTATGGGACGCGCTCTATTTTAAGCCGCAGTATGTAAGCGCGCAATTCAGTTAGATTGGCCATATCTCTATAACGTTCAAAATCAAATAGTAAGGTGCGGCCGTAGGTATCTATTTTTTCTCTAAATTGGTCGCGCAGCGCATCGTAATTATTTATAAGTGCTCTTATATGTAGCGGATTTTCCCAATCAAATGTATGCTTTCTAATAACCCATTTTACCTCCGCCCCGTTGTTGCGCGTTTCGTAATCATTGATATTGCGGGAAACGCTAGATAGGAGGGCGTTATCGACGCGCTCTTGCCACTAATCGCGCGGCATCCAATATGATGCGTCGGATGTCCAATCGTAGAATGCGGCCTTGGGGTGGTCCATTGTTTGGAAATGCAATGTGGGTTTATATGCGTCTTTTAGGTAGTATTGATGGCGCCGCACATCAATTAGCATATGCTTTAATTGATATAGTCTGTATCCATTATCAAGTAGCCGCGTATCTTCATCTATCGCGGCCTTGCCTTCGTTTTGCGCTACGATATGTTCTAGGTGCGCGATACGGTCCCAGAGTTCCTACATGCCTGGAATGTCCGCATCGCCAATATCAATAAGTTCGCCGGTTTTCTTATCGTACTTGGGCTTGCGGATTTCGGGTTTCTTTTTGGTATAATTTTGTTTCTATGATATGGGTTTTAATGCTTGTTGGTCGGCTAACGGATTATCAACAATTTCATCCAATGAAAGCAGCTTATCGTCTTTCTTTTTAAAGCTACCGTAGCGGCGGTTGCCGTCCGTGGTTTCGCCGCGCTAGACCGCATTTAGTCCGTTTTCGTCCTTCCCATACAAAATATATGACCCCATCTATTCTAATTCTAGCGGCGTGGGGTCAGTTGCCAGCTAGTCTAAAATATCTTTCACGGCTGCGACACGGTCGATGTCTCGTTCAATGTCGTAGTTTAGTGAGTATTTCTTTTTCATGGGCGTTCACCTCACTTTGGTAATTATATTATAACATAGGGGGTTTTGGCATGTCAAGTATTTGGGTTTTTAATTTTGTTTGGGGTTTTAAAATTTACCGGGTGGGGTTCAAAATTTACCGGGTGTAGAGAAAATGGGAGGCCACATGTCAAATACGGTCAAAATCTGGCCAAATCCTACATGTATGGCCCCGGGGTATGCTGACGCGCGGAACTTGCACGCGCAAGGGTATAAAAAAATTGCACCCTGTCGCTATTCCATTATTTTTTTGCATACAGTGGTTAGAGGCATCTAACCGGCGGTTAGATGCGTTTAACTATGGCGGGGATACATCTAAAAAATTTTTTTGCTAACATCTAAAAAAACTGTTGACAAGCGCCCGGTTATATGGTAATATATAGTCAATCAAGGGGCCGGGACACCCGGCCGGGAAGG